ACCCAAGTTCGTAGATTGCTCCACGATGCTAATGGAAACTTTTATACTGACCAACAGTTAACAGATTACATTAACGAAGCACGGGAGCGAACAGTACGAGATACAGGCGCTTTGCGTGAAGTAGTCGTTACGCAAGTACCTTGTCAGGTCGCACCTACTGCAACCGTTAATAGTGCATTACCAGCATACCCAACTCAGTGGGTGGCAAATACAACAGTTACTCAAAACACTTTTGTTTTTAGTAATATTTATACTTATCAATATGTTACAGGTGGTACATCAGGATCTTCTGCTCCTCCGTACCCACAAGCAACACAAAACAATTACAACAACTATCCTCCCAGCACCCCCTTTGCAGACGGTACAGCTACCTTGCAATATGTCGGTAATGCGGAGAATATTTCGTATGCAGCGCTGACCAATTTGATGGGAACAAGCCCATTAGCTCCTAGCAACGGCAACACAGTCCTAGATATTATCAATATCAACTTATATTGGGGCAATACTCGTGTGCCACTGGACTACTTGCCTTGGTCAGACTTCAATGCACGGCTCAGATTCTGGCAAAACTACATTGGCAGACCTTTAGCCTTTAGTATTTACGGTCAAGGGCAAATTTACATAGGACCAGTACCCGATCAGGTGTACCAGCTAGAGATTGACTGCGTGGTATTGCCTAACGCTCTGACTTTAGCTAATTCTGGCGTAACAGATGTCATAGCAGACCCATATTACACGCCCGTACAGTTCTATGCTGCGTATTTGGCTAAATACTACGAGCAGAGCTTTGGTGAAGCTGAAATATTTAAGCAGGAATATCAAAAACACGCTCAATCAGTACTTAACACGGTATTTACTCGTAGAATACCTAGCGTTTACTCAAGTCCATATTAAGACATGGCTGCTGCGGAACAGAAAAAATCGTATCAAGTTGTTAAGCAATTTAAAGGGCTTAATACTAAGGCTGACCGCACCGCTATTGAAGATACTGAGTTCTCTTGGGTGGAAAATGCTCAACCTGTAGGATACGCTAACTTAAAAGTCGTACCTACCAGTAGTCCAGTGACGATTGGCAATACTACGGTATCTTTTGCCAACACAGTAACGCAATTAACCTCTGTCAATATTGGCACAAGCGATTATGTTGTTGGATTTCAACAAGATGGCTCAGCGCAGTATTATCGTGTCCAAGACAACACCTTTGGGAATGTAGCTCCTGCTGGCACATTTAGCAGTTCTGGCGTAAACAGTACCCAGTGGTACAACGACAGGATGCTGATTATTGACCCATACAAGGGTATGTTTTCATGGGATGGCAATAATACCGTCACAATCGGATCAGTAGGCGTTGTTGCCATAACCAACCCAGGTACAGGATATACCACAGCGCCTACTGTCATTATTTCAGGACCTGACCAAGTAGGGGGTGTACAAGCCAATGCCACTACAGCCTTAGTTGCTGGTGGCAATACGGTAGGCTCAATTAACCTTGTCGTAGGTGGATCAGGCTACACCAACGCAGCAAATTTAACGGTTACTTTGACTGGTGGCGGTGGATCAGGAGCAACGGCAATAGCTGGATTGCTTACTTTTGCTACAGGCACTGTCACAATCAATGTGGTTGACGGTGGAGCTGGATATACAAACGCTGCCAATACGGTTGTGTCTATTTCAGGTGGTGGTGGCTCAAATGCTGCTGGTACAGCCGTCATTAGCGGTAATACGGTGACACAAGTAGTCATGACTAACCCTGGATCGGGTTATACAAATACAGCCAACCTTGTCGTAAGCATTTCAGGTGGCGGTGCAACTACGGCTGCTAAGCTACAAGGCGTGGTAAACACACAGCCAAGCAGCGGTATAGCGAGCTTTTCAGGGCGTGTTTGGGTGGCGCAAGGCAGAACCATCACCTACTCTGCTGCGGGTGAATACAGCGACTTTACAAGCGTTTCTGCGGGATCAGTGACCCTTACCGATAGTACTTTGCACGGAAACATCATCCAATTACTGTCTGCCAACAACTTTTTGTACATTTTTGGCGATGATTCCATCAATGTGTTCTCTGATGTGATTGTCACCGCTGCTGGTATCACCTTGTTTACCAACACCAATGTGAGCGCATCTGTAGGAACAAAGCGCCAGTACGCCATTTTCCCGTACTTCCGTTCTGTGTTGTTTATGAATGATTATGGCGTGTACGCCCTAGTGGGATCAACCACAACCAAGCTGTCTGATGCTTTAGATGGTATTTTCCCTAATATTGATTTTTCTAGCCCTGTTTACGCTGGACAAGTCCTTATCAACAATATTTTGTGCGCTGCTTTTAACTTCAGATATTACGATGCCGTTTTCACAAACAGCTACCGCTATATCCAAGCGGTGTTCTTTGAGAAAAAATGGTTTATCACCAGCCAAGGTAACGCTCTTGCGTACATTACTTATGTGCCGATCAACGGCAAGTTAACGCTTTTTGGCGTACAAAACAATCAGTTATATAAGTTATATGCTGATAGCAATAGTTCGATTAGTACGATCATACAAACCGCACTGTTGCCGATGGGTGATCCTATCCGAACAAAACAAGCGCTCAAGATTGGTGTGGAAGCGACTTCTACCGTTGGTTTGACGATGAACACAACGGTGGACAATGAGAACAGCTCTAGCGCCCCCTACACATTGACTTCTTTAGTGAACTGGCAAAACAAATACTTGCAAACAGAGTTGTGGAGCAATAATGCTGGAACACCTATTCCTTGGGGAACTGTTGGTTACAGTTTGTACAAGACAGACGCATCTCAGTATGGTAAATATCTTGGAATTACAGTAACATCAAGTAACCCGAATTATGTGCTAAATGGATTCGAGTTTGAACACGAATTAAGAGTGAGGTTCTAGTGACTAAACCCGTATCATCCGTACCCTATTCCTTTGCTAGTCAAACTAGCACTATTCCGTTATCGTACCTCGATACGGATTTTGGCGCATTAGTAACCGACTTAAATGACCTCAACAACTACAGCAACTATGTAGCGGATACTGGTTCAGCCAATGTTATCGTTCTAAATTACCCTGCTGGCATTTCGACTAGCACGATTGCGACAGGTTGCCAACTGCAATTTGTGGTAGCTGCGACCAATACTGGCGCTACTACTGTGACTGTCCAGGTTAACGGAACAACAATTTTAGCTGCTACAGCTTTGATTTTGGAATCAGGTTCAGCACTTAGCTCTGGCACTTTGGTGGCTGGAAGCATCTACGGCATCATTTATAACGGCAGCAAATGGGTATTGACGGGAACTGGAGCAACGGGAACTGGCGCAGTAGCATCTGGCGCAATTTACATCAATGCTCAAAATATCAGCACTAATTACACTTTCCCAACTGGCTACAACGGTGAAAGTGTTGGACCAATCACAATAGCATCTGGAAACACAGTCACCGTTACGACTGGTTGCAGATGGGTAATTCTTTAAAGGATTTATATGGGAACTCTTGTACTTAGCGGAGCAACTAGCGGTAGCACAACTATTGCACCTACCGATGCTGCAACAGTTACAGCTACCTTTCCAGGTGCTACTGGCACAGTAATGGTTAGCGGTAATATGCCAGCGTTTAGTGCTTATTCATCAGTAGCACAGTCTATTTCATCTTCAACCTATACTAAAGTAACTTTTGACACAAAAGAATTTGATACAAACAACAACTTTACATCTAGTAGATTTACACCCACAGTAGCTGGTTATTATCAATTTACTGCTGGAATTCAAGTTGCCGCTACGACAACTACACAATTAGTTTTTTACAAAAACGGTGCTGTATTCAAATATGGAAATCAATGTCCATCAATTAGTTATGTAACTAACAATTCAACTGCACTTATTTATTGTAATGGTTCAACAGATTATGTAGAGTTATATGCTTTGTTTGGTGCTACAAATAATACAAACCCTAGCAATTCATCTGTGTATTTTCAAGCATCAATGGTAAGGGCAGCATAATGACTTTATACGACAAAATTATGGCTTTATATCCTAGCCTTACTCAACAGGATTATATGACTGTAATCATTCTTCAAAACGATTCAGATGGCAAAGGCGATTACATTGCTAAATGGAATCACCCCACACTAGCTAAACCAACGCAAGAACAATTAGACGGAGTTAAATAATGGCATCCATCATTAACGCATCTACCACTTCTGGTGTTGTTATTACTGGTGACACCAGCGGTAATTTGTCTTTGCAAACGCAAGCTGGTGCAAATACTATTACTGTTCCAAATACTTCTGGAACAATGATGGTTAGCGGTAATATGCCAGCTTTTAGCGTGTATTCTAATGCTCAACAAACTGTTAATAATGGAACTTTTACAAAATTATCATTACAAGTAAAAGAATTTGATACATCATCTAGCTTTGATAATTCTACAAATTATCGTTTTACTCCTACTGTAGCTGGTTACTATCAAATTAATGGTGCTGGTCAAATAGCAACTGCATCTCAAGGATTGCTTGTTAGCATATATAAAAATGGAAGTGAATATAAAAGAGGAATTTGGTTTGGAAATGTTGCAAGCATAGGAAATCAATCAATAG